GGAAGTTTTCATATTTGGAACGGTACAGAGTATATTATCTTGTCACCAAAGTATGGTTGGTATGTAGAAGATGAAACAGTTAATAGGCTGACAAACTTTGTTACTGATGCTACTTCTCCAGATGTTTTTTCTAGGCCTATTGATAACAAGTTGCAGTTCAGAGAGTTTGAATATATTGGTGGGATTAGAGTTGTTGTGGAGACAATGAACGTAAAGGACTCAACTTTTGACCTTATTGAGATATCTCCAAGACTTGCTTTAAATATTTCCGATAAGACATTAGACTACTCGATCAATAAGAGCGCTTCAGACCTTGGTATTTCTGGATTGCCAGTAGGTCAATTAATAGCATCTAATGGAAACATTAGTATATTTGATCATGATAACGCATTTAATTCTAACAATAAAGATAGTGTTATTTCTAAGTATATTGCAAGACACATACAGTTTAAGTTTTATGAAGTAATTGTCGATGTAGATGGATGGGATTACTATGTTCCAATTAAAACACTATACTCTGATGCATTCCCAAAACAAGATTTGATGACAAAGCGTGTATCTATAAATCTTAGAGACCTATACTGGTATCTTGAGTCTATTCGGGCTCCAGAAATACTGATGACAGAGGTATCGGTTAGTTCTGCGGTTTCTTTGCTACTAGATCATATTGGGTTCTCTAACTATACATTTAAAAGAGTTGCAAATGAAAAAGAAATAGTCATCCCATATTTTTTTGTTGCTCCAGAAACTAGCGTTGCTCAAGTTCTTGAAGACTTGGCAGTATCAACACAGACAGCAATGTTTTTTGATGAGTACAATAACTTTGTTATGATGAGCAAAAACTATATAATGCCTTCAGAAAAAGAAAGACCAGCAACTTTTGCTCTTAAGGGAACTAAGGATTTTGTAGAAGACTCTGAGGTTAGGAATAAAACAAGTAAACCAAAATTGGCAAATATTCTTTCAGTATCTACTCAAGAAAATGCGGTATACAATGATGGATCAATTAACTATAGCACCAGATATATACAAAGATCTATAGGCTCACTTAGACAGGCAAGTCTTGTTGACAATGAAAGATTCTATACTTATAAGCCAGCCCTTCTATGGGAGGTTTCTGGAACTCAAAACACTAAATCTATAAACAATGAAGTAGCAACTCAGTCTTCATATGTCCTTAGTGCTATACCTCTTAACTCAGATTTAACAGGAGATGTCCCTATTGTCAAAAACAATATTCTAATAAATAATACCTTTAGTCTTGGAGAGGCAGCATACTGGATCACTAGATATAATGGATATTTTTACTCACAGGGAGAGATTATAAAGTATGATGCTGTTCAATATAATGTGTCTGGTTTTGGGAATGTATGGATAACATCTACAGAAGATTATCAAAACTATTTTGCAAAACTTCCATTTAATGGAAAAATATACCCAACTGGCCTTGTTAGAATTTACTCTGAACCGAAGTATTTTGAAAAAGACGGCGTTATCAAATTACAAAACGGAGATGTTCAAAAGCATGGTCGTGGTCAGTTTGGCACAAAAATTGTTGCACATAGCGCTGGAATAGCAGACTATTGGAAATCAGATGATAACGTAAAAGGTTGCTATATGTCATCAGAGTATCTATTCCAAAAAGATTTAGCAGTCCCATCCACAACCGTTGCATCATCTGGCAAACTAACTGACTCTGGGATATCATCAGATGCTCTTTCAAGAACATCTTCTAGAAGTGGAATTATTAAAAACTTTATGTCAACTTCTTTCTTAGGAGAAATAAGTACAGCAACAACTGTTCAAAGTGGAACTCTGCAATCTTCTGCCCTTTCTCTTACTGGGCCAAACTTTACTACAAAAGAAAAACCACGCAATTTTATTTCATATGTTCACAAGTCTTTAGAAGATAACAAGTACAAACATTTTGGAACAAGAATGAGAATTGTTGGAAAGATTGAAAATAGTTCTGATAGAGGACAGACCTCTAACGGCTCTGCAACATATTACGTGGTTAATGGAAGTACCCCAGATAAGAATATCAACATCTCTGGTGGCTCAGGCGGTCTTGCATTTATGTTAAACTCATCAACTAATGTTGGCTATTACTTTGAGATCGCAGCGCTTGGAATAGGTAATCTTTCTAAAGAAGAAAGAGAAAGCGTAAGCAATGTTTTCTTTTATAAGGTCAAGTCTGATAATGGAAAAGCAATTCCAGTCAAGTTGTGGGAAGGCCTTGGAGAAATAACTGTAGACGATGGCAAGTTCACTGGCCAGGCAAGAATTGTTGCTGAAGAGAATCCTACAGTCTATGATCTTGCAGTTGAGTATCAGGATATAGGAAAGATAAGAAGATTCTACTTATACCTAAATGGTAAAATAATTAAAACAGTTGACGATACAGATCCTCTGCCAGTCTACTCTGGGATTGCATTATTTTCAAGAGGATCTTCAAGGGTGATGTTTGAAAATGTATACGCCCTATGTAATAATTATTCACAAAACAGTACATTTTCTTTAGGCGCTCCAGTTAACTCAGCATTTGGTGATTCAGATGTTGATGCAAATGAATCATTTAGAAAATATGCTTTGAGTGGTTTAATCCAGAACACTTATCTATCTGGAATTGGAACATCAGAAGCACCAAAGTACAACATATTTTTTGAAGAGTTTGGATCAATAATGAGAGAAGCAGCAACATTTAACTTTAAATATGATAAGGCTTTCCCAGCATTAACTGCAAAAATATCTCCCACATTTAATAAGATTAAGGGGTATGTTGTTTCTGGATTTAGGGCGGGATCGTATGGTGCAGAGTTCATGGTGTTTAATGCAACAGACACAGCAATTAGTTTGGACGAGACAACAGGGAATTACCTAAGAGTTCAGGGCGTAACATTTACTCAGAAGTCTGATGATAGATTAACACTTGATGATTATTTTAATAAAAATAGCCTTGCTTCAAATCCAGAATTTGTTGCTGATAAACTAGTTTCAAATCCATATAAATTCAAACAAGACTACCAAGACATAAAACTAAGCAGAATGACTTATGGCAAGAAAGATTTTTCTATAAATGCTCCATATATTCAGTCTTATGACGAGGCAAACGGTTTAATGAAGTGGCTTGTTGAAAAAATAACAAAGCCAAGAAAGTCTATAGGCGTTAAGATATTTGCGATTCCAACATTACAGTTAGGTGATATTGTTACATTAGACTATGAAGAAGGTGGAATAAGCATGGCATCTCCTTCTTCAAGCAGGTTTGTGATATATAATATAGACTATTCAAAGAGTTCAGATGGGCCAGAAATGACAGTATTTTTAAGTGAGGTAGTTTAATGACAACAGATGCAACACCAAATCTTCCAGAGCCAAAAACAACCTTGGACAGTAGTGCAGTAAAGATTGCTACACCAGATCTTATTATAAGAGATGATGAAGTTATGTCTATTGACATAATGACAGATCTAATTTTTGAGGATATTGGTGGACAAGAACTTGCAACAATTTCAAGACATGACCTTGTTAATGGTCAAAAGATATTGTACAGTCCAATCAAAAATTTGACAGACCTTTACCTACAATATAATCCAAATAACATATTAAGGCTTCAGTCTTCAGATTCATACTTTAAGTCTCTATCTCTTTCTGTATTAGACCACCTGCCAGTATGTGGTAATGGATACGACATATCTCCAGTATATCTTCCATCAGGAGAGGTAAACCCAGATAAGACTAAGTGGATAAAAACACCAAACTGCAAGTCAATATATATAGATCCTATAACTGGAGACCTGGTAATTAATTTAGTTAATCTTAAAGATGGAGAGCAGGCAGAGGTTCAAATATTGACAAGTGGAGAGACCTTTAATGATACAATATATGATGGAGGAAATTAATGATAACTAATACAGGTAAGAATATTCTAGCAAAGTACCTTGTGGGGCAAACACCATCGTATGCGTCTCATATAGCAGTTGGGTGTGGACCAAAGCCAGTTGCTTTAGATGGAACACTTGGAGACTATTCAAGCAAAACATCTCTTGATTTTGAAATGTTTCGTGTACCAATAATTTCTCGTGGGTTTGTAGATGAAGGGGGAGTATCAAAGGTTGTCTTGACAGCAGAACTTCCAACCCAAGAAAGATACGAGATCACAGAGGTGGGAATATTTTCAGCAGCCTCAAATCCTGCAGCAGGTTCTTCTGATAGCAAGACTGTATATTCTTTTTCTGAGTCAGAACAATGGAAGTATTCTTCTCAAGGCACAGAGATTCCATCTATCTATGAGCCACTAGATGATCGTGTTGTAAAAATCACAAATGCCACATCGTCAGCAGGCACACCGTCTGGATCCATATTGACATATACAACAGATGCTGAGCACGGCCTTACACCTGGAACAAGAATATCTATTTCTGGTATTACTCCAACAGTATTTAATTTGTCAGATGTTGCTATTGCCACTGTTCCATCTACAACATCTTTTACAATTACATCATCTTCCACCGTAACAGGAACTTTTACATCATCTGGCTATTTAATTAATGATGTTGATACAAATATTATTAATCAAGTTTACCCAGTATTTCAAACAAATGCAGACAATAAAATATTTACAAATTCAAATAGAGTAAGCAGATACGAAAGATGCAGATTCTTAAATAATATTTTTGCAATTGCAGGGAATAATGCAAATATTACAATAAACAGTAATGGAAACTTAATAGCAGAAGCAGGATCAAACTTTATCCAGTTAACAAATACATCAGTTGATTTTAGCAAAAATTCTCCAACAGATGAACTAAGGCTTGCATTCTCTGTAGTTAATAAAGTAGGATCGGCAAATACGCTTCCAAAATCAGTCAGAATAATTGTAGAGTTTTCTTCAACTGGAACTTTTAAGAGTGGCAAGTGGGCATTGTTTGAAGCGGTTGTAGATGACTCTAATAATGATTTTTCGGCTAATAGATACTTTGTTGTCTCTAAGCAACTTCAAGAATTAGAAAAGAGTGAAGACTTTTCTTGGGCAGAAGTAAATAATGCAAGAATCTACGCATCTGTTATTAAGGATGGAAGCACAACACCAACTTCAGACTTTTACGTTTGCTTGGATGGTTTTAGGCTTGAAAATATTACGTCTAATAACTCTGTATACGGTCTAACTGCTTACTCAGTTATCAAGGCTCCAGAGGCAAATACAATTATTAAATCAGCAAATACAACAAACTATATTGAATTTAGATTTGGATTGGATGTTGTTTAGTGGCAGATTCAGGAATAAAGAATATCATTGTTAAAAAAGAGTTGCTAGGCAAAGTAACATCAGAAAATGGAAGAGTAGCAAGGTTTAGGCTTGTATCAGAAGATAAAAATAGAAAGTCTGCCTGGTCTCAAATATTTTTGGTTAACTCTGAAGCAGTTCAGGTCTTGCCAGGCGATCTTAATGTTATTGGAAATACAATACTTGTAAACTGGTCTAAAGGATCAAGAACCTCTACTCAGGAAATGTATGATGTTTTTGCTTCATTTGATGGCGGAGATTATTCAAATGTTGGAATTGCCACTGGAACTAGTTATTCATTTTTAAAAACTGGAACATCTTCTGTCAGGGTATTGGTTCAATTAGCATCTATAAACCCAGCCGTCAATACCTCTTTAAAGGTTTATGATTCTGGAGTCAGGTCTCTGGTATAATTGTAGTATGGCTATTTTACCTGTGCCCGAAAGAGGGCAACCGCTAGACGTAACTTACATTTACCAGATTGTTAAGGCTATTAATGATTTATCTACGCAGATATCTCCATCAACCTATAAATATGTCACAGTCGATACACCAACGTCGGGTAAGCAAAGTGTAAAAGCCTCAGAAGCCCGCATAATAGGTGGATATGTTCAGGTCACAACAAGCACAACTCAGACCGCAGGATCATCCAAAACATTTTCCTATCCTTTTGGAACAGACTTTAAATTTGCGCCGATAGTTACTGCAACACCAATTAACATTGGAAGCACAGATGCTGGAAAAGATGTAACAGTAACAATTAATAGCATATCAACTTCGCAAGTAGAGGGAACTGTAAAGTTCAACGCTGGCGGAGACACGAGTATTGGTATTAATCTAGTCATAGTTGGAATACCCAACTAATGATGTCTTGTAAAAAATGCAACGGTAGAATGTTTGTAGATAGACAGTATACTGAAATAAATCATCTAGAGGTATACTGTATGAGTTGCGGAGTGAGAGTATTTTTTCATCCACCTAGCCACACTTTGGAGGGACAATGGTTACTAAAAAGGGAACTATTGAGAGCGAAAAATACAATGAGTTACCTGTAATACCAGGTAATAAAAAGGTTTGGTTTCTTAACGGAGACCTTGTTAGAATACATCACTATAGCCACTCTAATGGGATAATGTCTGTTTATAATATTACAAAAGATCAGATTGAAAGTTGTTTAATTAGTGATTTTAAAAATAAAAGAGAGCGGGCATATACAGTTGGGCAGACTGCTGAATTAGTTAATCGTCACAAAAAATATATGCCAGACCTAATGAAGCGTGGAGTTATTCCTCCACCAACTGGATCACAAAAGGGTGGAGCAAGAGGTTTTCAGGTAAGATCATATTATTCTGAATCGCAAGTAAAAGAGATTCGTGATATACTTGCTTCATACCATATTGGTAGACCAAGAAAAGATAAGTTAATTACTAACGATATTACTCCTAGTAAACAAGAGTTGACACGACGTATGGGCGATGGTATACTTACATATAGGAGAACAGAAGATGGGCGATTTATTCCAATCTGGAATGAGTCTATTTAGCGAAGGGTATAAAATGGAAAATGATTCAACAAAGGTATCTGTAACACTTGGATACACACTTAACCTTGGAAACTTTCAGTCACTACGTCTAGACCTTGGGGTTGTAGATAGCAAGCGTGATGGCGAAAATACTGATCAGGCTTTTGAGCGTGTCTATAAGTTTGTTGAGGACAAGTTAACAGCAAAGATTTTAGAGGCTCAATCGGAGGCTGCTGAAGGATAATGGCAGAACGCAAAGACCGCATGGCTTTGCTTTCAAGATATAGCAAACATCACACCGCAAGGTATGAATCAAAGCCATCCCTTAATTTAAATGTAGAGCAATGGGCATCTGATGCATTGATAGAGTCATATGGAATTGGAGAATGCTATGATTTACTTGAGTATTACTTTAGTGTTGCTCAGTCTCCTACTTGGAATTACTTTGCATACAATGCAGAGAAAATACTTCAAGCAAGACTAGATAAAAAACAAGATGACAAAGAGAGAGCAGAGCGTAGACAAATGGCAAAGGAGTGGCTAAGTGAATAACACAGAGGCAAAACTACTTACGGCTGTTTTAAAGGATAAACAGATACATGTTCTCCTTCAGGCAAATGTAGATGGTCTACTAAGAACGCATGGAGATATTTGGAATTTTGTTCGATTGTATTTTGAGAATAATTCAGTTCTTCCGCCAGCAGAACTTGTTACGGAAAAGTTTAGAGACTTTGAGCCCGTACAAGGTGTCGGAGCAACAAAGCATCACCTTGAAGAACTTCAGGGAGAGTATCTGACAGATAGCCTAAAGGACATTATTAGGTCCGCAGCATCTGAGATTCAAAATAATAATGGAACCGTTGCTCTTAATGAACTAATTACAAAGACTTCCGAGTTAAAGAAAAATACTGCTGCAATTCGTGATATCGATGTAACAGATCTTGAATCTGCTATTGCATACTTTGAGAATGTTAAGAAGCAGCAGGCACTTGGTCTGTCTGGAATTAAAACAGGCCTACCAGGATTTGACAACTACCTACCTTCTGGAATTATGCCAGGACAACTTGGAGTATTCCTTGCATATCCTGGTATTGGAAAGTCTTGGCTTGCACTGTACTTTGCAGTCCAGGCATGGAAGCAGGGAAAGTCTCCGATGGTTATCTCTCTTGAAATGAGTGAGACAGAGGTCCGTAATCGAATATTTACTATTATGGGTGAAGGAAGGTGGTCACACAGAAAGATTAGTAATGGTGAGATTGAAATTGATATGCTTAAGGATTGGCATGCAAAGAATCTTGCAGGTAAGCCTGAGTTCCATATCATCTCTAATGATAGCGGTGGAGAGATCAACCCTTCAGTTCTTCGTGGAAAGATTGACCAATACAAGCCAGACTTTGTAATCGTTGACTACCTACAGTTGATGGCTCCTAATCAGAAGTCAGATAATGAAACGGTACGAATGAAGAACCTTTCAAGAGAACTTAAACTTATGGCTATTGGAGAAGAGGTTCCTATTATTGCTATCTCATCTGCTACACCAGATGATGTTAATGACCTCTCTACGGTCCCTACACTGGGTCAAACAGCCTGGTCTAGACAGATTGCCTACGATGCAGACTGGGTTCTTGCATTGGGCCGTGGAACAAATAGCGATATCATTGAGTGTGCTTTTAGAAAGAACCGTAATGGCTTTATGGGAGACTTTTTAGTACAGTGTGACTTTGATAAGGGATATTATCGTTATAAAGACTTTGAAGATAAGTAGTTATAATATGGTATGTCAAAAAAGAGTGTCAGCACTAATGATTCATACCATCATAAGACCATTAAAAGGTTTTACATTGATGGCATAATCCATGACGACTCAATGATCGGACGACTTAGAGAAGAATATATAAGATTACTAATATCAGAAATGAAGTTGAGTGGGTATGTTCCAAGAATTGATCTTGACCCAGACTTTACGATAAGGTATAATAGTACAAAGAACTTTTTTGAATTTAAATTATCGATACAGGCAGTATATACGGGGAAAAGGAAAAGCGAATGGATAGCAGGAATAGACGGAACCAATCCAATACTTATTCCGCAGAGCAAGTCAAACGAGTCCTTACAGGATCGGGTATAACAATAGAGTCTGAACTTGATGCAGACTTCATGATCTTTTGTCCATTTCATAATAACCACAGAACACCAGCAGGGGAAGTTCAAAAAGATAGTGGGATGTTCTTTTGCTTTTCATGCCAAAAATCTGCAGACCTGCTAGAACTAGTTATGCATACTTCTGGTAGAACATATTTTGAGTCTGCTAGATTTATCAAGAGCAAAGAGAAGTTAACTAATCTTACTACAGAAATTGACAAAGTTTTAATAAAAGAAGAGCAGTACAAAACCTTTGATGAACTAATTATTAAAAGGTTGCATAACAACTTGGTTGCTTCTGAAAGAGCAAGAAACTATTTTGCATATAGAAAAATAGAAAAATCTTCATGTATAAAGTTTGCTTTAGGGTACTCAGAAAAACAAGACATGGTTACTGTACCAGTTCATAGTCCTGACGGGATCCCACTTGGTTTTGTTGGAAGATCTATTGAGGGCAAAGATTTTAAAAATACTCCAGGGCTTCCAAAAAGTAAAACCCTGTTTAACTTGCATCGTGTAAAGAAATATGATAAAGTATATGTAGTAGAGTCATCATTTGATGCTATTAGATTAGATCAAGTAGGCCTGCCAGCAGTAGCAACACTTGGTGCAAATGTATCAAGTACCCAAATAGAATTGCTTCAAAAGTATTTCAATAATATTATTGTTATTGCTGATAATGATGAAGCAGGAGGAAATATGAAAGATAGAATAGTTGAAAAACTTTCTAGCCGTGTTTCTGTTATTGAACTAAATAAAAAATATAAAGATATAGGCGATATGCCAGATGAAGAACTTGCAGGTTTAGAGTTCCAGTTTGACAAATCAATATCGCTTATGCTAAACTAATATAACAACCAAAGGAGAATAATATGAGCGTAGTAAAGGGACTCAAAAACATTAATGCCCTGCTCGACAAGCCAAAGTATGAAAACGATGGGCCAAAGGTAAAGTGGCTCAAACTTGCAGATGGTCAGTCTGTAAAGATTCGATTCATCGAAGAACTCGATGAGGATTCTGCAAACTACAATGAAAAGCGTGGCCTAGCACTTGTTGTTAAGGAGCACGTAAACCCAAAGGACTACAAGCGTAAGGCTGTAGACACAATGGACACAGAGGGCCGTGACTGGGCTGAAGAAATGCACCGCAAGGATCCAAAGGCTGGATGGCGTGGCCGTCTTCGTTTTTATTGCAATGTCCTAGTTGATGATGGTATTGAAGCACCATATGTTGCAATCTGGTCAATGGGTATCAGCAAGCAGTCATCATTCAATACAATTCGTGAGTATGCTCTTGAAACAGGAAGCATCTCAAACGTACTATGGAAGTTAAAGCGTAATGGTCAGGGAACTGAAACCAATTACACACTTATTCCATCTGCACCAGACAAGGAACCATTTGATTGGAAGGACATTGAGCCTTATCCTCTTGAGTCAGCACTCAAGAAGATTCCTTATGCCGAGCAAGAAGCATACTATTTGGGCTTTGATGGTCCATCTGTAACTTCATCTACCAACGCAGATTGGTAATATGAACTACGTCGGCTTACATGTCCATACCCATTTTAGTTTATTTGATGGGATTGCTACTCCAGAAGAATACGTTGACCGTGCAGTTGAGTTAGGGATGCCAGCAATTGCCATCACTGACCACGGTACTTTATCTGGGCATAGGGAACTGCACCGTATTGCAAAAGCAAAGGGCATTAAGCCAATTCTAGGTCTAGAAGGATACATGTGTGCAGATATATCTGATACACGAGATAAGTCTGAAAGAGAAGGTCAACAAGATCTTGTCTATAACCACATTATCCTTCTAGCCAAGAATCAAATTGGTTTAGAAAACCTTAACAAGATTAGCGAACTATCCTGGACAGATGGTTTCTTTAAGAAGCCACGCTTTGACTTTACTATTCTAGAAAAGTACAAAGAGGGAATTATCGTTACTTCCGCTTGTCCAAGTAGCGTACTTGTAAAGGCGTTAGAGGAAGAAGAGTTTGCTCTTGCCAAAAAGTATATTTCTTGGTTTAAAGAGCGCTTTGAGGATGACTACTATATTGAAGTAATGCCCCATAACGAAGCACACATAAACAAATATCTTATCGAACTTGCAGATGAGTTTAATATTAAGGTTGTTGTTACACCAGACTGTCACCATGTTGACTCATCACAAAAAGAAATTCAAGAGTTTAAGTTGCTCATGAATACACACGGCAAGTTTGAAAAAGATGCAACATATGAAAAGTCAAAGAAAAAGGGTAGCATGATGGAGCGCCTTGACTACTTGTATGGCGAAGACCGTCAGATAACATTTAATAAGTTTGATATTCACCTACTTTCATATGAAGAGATTAAGTCAGCCATGGAAGCACAGGGTATTGATCGACCAGATATTTATTCAAATACGCTTTTATTGGCAGAAACAGTAGGAGACTACGGGATTCAAGAAGGATTAAATCTTCTGCCAGTACAGTACAAGAGTCCTGACAAAGAACTTGCAAAGGTTGCACTAGAAGGTTTGGCAGAGCGAGGCCTATCAGAAAACCAAGAGTACCTTGATAGACTTGAAGAAGAATTGCAGATTATTAAAGACAAGAAGTTTGCTCCATACTTCCTTGTTGTTAGTAACATGATTAACTGGGCTAAAAAGGAAGAGATCATGGTAGGTCCAGGTCGTGGTTCTTCTGCTGGCTCTCTTGTATGCTATGCACTAAAGATTACGGACATTGATCCTATTGAGCACAATCTTTTGTTCTTCCGCTTTATTAACCCAGAGCGTAATGACTTCCCAGATATTGATACAGATATTCAGGATACTCGTCGTGAAGAAGTTAAAGACTATCTTGTTAGACAATATCGACATGTTGCATCTATTGCGACATTCCTTCAATTTACAGGTAAGGGAATTGTTAGAGATGTTGCAAGAGTTTTGAATATTCCTCTATCAGATGTTAACAAGGTTTTAAAAACTGTAGACTCTTGGGATGACTTCTGTAACTCTAAATCAACACGAGAGTTTCGTGAAAAGTATCCAGAAGTAGAAATATATGGGGAACAACTTCGTGGACGTATTCGTGGTACAGGCATTCACGCAGCAGGCGTAGTAACAAGCAAAGAGCCAATCTTTAGATATGCGCCACTTGAGACAAGATCATCTACTGGATCTGACGAAAGAATTCCAGTTGTTGGTGTTGACATGGAAGAGGCTGAAAGAATTGGTTTGATTAAGATTGACGCATTGGGTCTTAAAACTTTGTCTGTTCTTAAGAACACAATTGATATTATTAAAGAACGAGATGGAAAGAAGATTGACCTTCTTAAAATCAAGATGGACGATGCTAATGTTTATCAGATGCTTTCAGATGGATACACAAAGGGTGTATTCCAGTGTGAAGCAGCACCATATACAAACCTTTTGGTTAAGATGGGTGTAAAGAATCTAAACGAACTTGCTGCATCAAACGCATTGGTACGACCAGGCGCAATGAATACTATTGGAAAAGACTATGTTGATAGAAAGCATGGACGTCAAAACATTTCTTATACACACCAAGTACTAAAGCAATTTACGGAGGACACATATGGCTGTATTCTTTACCAGGAACAAGTTATGCAAGCATGCGTACACCTTGGCGGTATGTCCATGTCGGAAGCAGATAAAGTTAGAAAGATCATTGGAAAGAAGAAAGATGCTAAAGAATTTGATCAGTTTAAAGAGAAGTTCGTAGAGGGTGCATCAAAGTTTATCTCCCCTAATCTTGCTCTTGATCTGTGGCATGACTTTGAGGCTCACGCAGGGTACTCATTTAACAAGTCACACGCAGTAGCATACTCAACGCTATCCTACTGGACAGCATGGTTAAAGTACTACTACCCACTAGAGTTTATGTACTCACTACTTAAGAATGAAAAGGATAAAGATGCAAGAACTGAATACCTTATTGAAGCGAAGCGCATGGGCATTTCGATTAAACTGCCACATATTAACGATTCGGATATTGATTTTAAAATTGAAGGCAAGGGTATTCGGTTTGGATTATCAGCAATTAAGTTCATCTCTGATAAGATTGCAGAAAGATATATTGCTGCTCGCCCGTTCCTATCCTACAAAGAACTTGAAGAGTTTACCTTTACAAAAGGTAACGGGGTTAATTCTAGGGCTCTTCAAGCATTAAGAGCGATTGGTGCTGCAACCTTTAATGATAATCCTAGAAATGATCAGGACATTAAGGAAAACCTTTATGAATACTTAAACCTGCCAGAGTTTAATATTACAATTCCTTCTCACTACTACGCATTCATTCAAGATATCTCTGACTTTGAAGAAAAGGGATCATATATTTTTATGGGCATGGTAAAATCAATTAAGCGAGGAACAGGATGGTCAAGAGTTGAAATTTTGGACAAAACTGGCAGTGTTGGTATATTTGACGATGAAAACACAACTATTGAGACGGGTCGTTCTTACCTGGTTCTTTGTAATGACAACAGGATTGTATCTTTCATACCGTCTGACGAAATAAAAGAGTCATCTCATGCACTTGTAAAGTTCTTGAGTTATAAACAACTTCCATACAAGGATGATGAAATGTTTGTTGTTTCATTTAAACCAAGGATTACAAAGACTGGAAAGAAGATGGCATCACTTACACTTGCAGACACAAGCAGGGATCTACACTCTATCACAGTATTCCCGACTTCTTTTGCAAAGGCGTATATGAATATTGAAGAAGGAAAGTATTATAAGTTTGATTTTGGCAAGACTAAAGACGGAACCGTAACATTGGAGGATGTACATGTCAGTTAGTATAGAAGAAGCATTAGCACAACTTGATCCTAAGTTGAGAAAGAGACTAGGAAGCGGTGTAGGTGTTAATTATGAATATCAGCCTACTCCAAGTTTTGGTTTAAACCGTGCTTTAGGAGGTGGACTGCCTTATGGTAGACAGGTTCTTATCTGGGGCTCTAAATCTTCTGCAAAGTCCTCCATGTGTCTTCAAATGATTGCTCTAGCGCAAGCAGAAGGAAAGTTATGTGCTTGGATTGACTCAGAGATGTCATACTCAGAAGACTGGGCAAGATCTTTGGGGGTAGATCCAGAAAAACTTATCTATTCACAAGCAAGAACAATTAGCGACATGGTAGATGTTGGGGTAGGGCTAATGAATGCAGGAGTAGATTTAATTGTGGTAGACTCTATTACATCAATGCTTCCTGCAATTTATTTTGAAAAGGATACAGATGAGATGAAGGCTTTGGAAAATACAAAGCAGATTGGAGCAGAATCTCGTGACTTTAGTAACGCATGGAAAATGCTTAACTATGCAAACAATAAAGTTAAGCCAACTTTGCTTGTTCTTATTTCTCAGTCTCGTAACAATATTAATGCTATGTATACTAGCCAGCAGCCTTCTGGCGGTCAGGCTACTAAGTTTTATTCCTCATGTATTATTAAACTCTTTTCTTCAGAGTCAGACAATCAAGCAATTAAGGGCAAGATCAAGGTAGGAGATAAACTAATTGAGGAAAAGATTGGCAGAACTATTAAATGGGAACTCCAGTTCTCTAAAACCTCTCCAGGGTTCCAGTCTGGCGAGTACGATTTTTATTTTAGAGGTGATGATATTGGTCTTGATACCATTGGTGACTTGGTTACTACAGCAGAATTAAATGGTATTGTAGAGCGTACTGGAGCCTGGTACATACTTCCTGATGGAACAAAAGTACAGGGTAAAGAGGCATTTGTAAATCGTGTAAGGGAGGACCTTGACTTGCAAGAATCAATCAAGGCAAAACTAAATGGCTAGTTTTACCGTATATCAGGGCAAGTTCTTGTGCCAAACATGCAAGGCAGAAGTCGGAACCTTAAGGCTTTACGCAGATACCAAAGAGATGACTTGGATGTGCAAAGATAAGCACATAAGTAGGGTTGGCTTAGGTAGAAGAAAGAAGAGCGATTTTGACAGAGAAGAGTGAGTCTAAAAGAATAGGCGCTAAGCAGCATAAAAACTCTGGTAGAAATACGCAGAAAGGCGATGCTTCATGGAAGAATTTTGTCGTAGACTTTAAGGAAGTTGGAAAGTCTTTTACCTTAAATAAAGAGGTATGGGCAAAGGCTACTACTGATGCTATGAAAAATGGGAAAGATCCAGCAATAGTTGTAGTAATTGGCGAGGGGAACTCTAAAGTAAGGCTTGCCATAATAGAGATGAGTATTTTAGAACAACTTACAGAGGATGGTGTATAATAGTATTATGAACACAGGACACGAACCAAAAAACAAGATAGTTCCACACATTATAAAGAACTTCCTTTCTGATGAGGAAGTAGATGTTATAAAGGCAATTATAAAGTATCAAAAAATTGCTACAGACTTAGGAGCATTCTACTCTCCGCTTATCCTGCCAGAGTTATCTAGAATGCAGATAGAGGTTATGTATCCGCCGACGATACAAAGAAAGATTGAGGTTCTTGCTTCAAACTTAGTTGGTGAAGAAGTATTTATGTCTCATAATAGTTATTTGAGTTATAACAAAGAGCATGCTGCTGCTACAAATCCAAAACTACCAGTTCATTATGATTCAGACAATTATTTTTCTAAACTAACAATTGATTACCAGTTGGGCGCCAATATAGATTGGCCGATTGTAATTGAGAATGAAAGTTTTAATCTTCAGTATGGAGACCTTCTTGTATTTTGGGGTGCTGGTCAGGTCCACTGGAGAGAGCCAGTATTATTTGAAGAAGGAGATTACACAGAAGTTTTAACTATGCACTTTTCAACAAGAGAAGATTTTGAAAAGTTAAACTTCGCTGCTCGTGATCCAGAAGAACGCAAAAAAAGACTTAAGACATGGCAGTCAGATCCAGTATTTTTAAAGTACAATGAAGACTTTTTTGAAAAAGAAGGAAGTCTAACTAAAACATCCGAACCAGACAACTCTTAAAAAGGAAAATAAATGCAAAACGAAAATACCACCATTGATATGGTAAATGGTTTGTCAGAAATTGCAGACTATATGCAGGATGAAGAACTTACTACCGCTCTTACTTTTATTGCTAAGATAATTATTAAACCAGACATCCCTCTGAATGTTGCGACTGTAGAGATTGTAAGACTACAGGCAATTGCAGCAAAGATGGCATTTAAGGCAACATGGATGGCAAATGTTGATAAGTCTGATCGTGGCAAGAAAAATCTTTACTACACTGCAGCAGAGTCAATTAATAATCTTGTTTCTGCACTAAAATATATAACTCGATAGTCTGCTATACTTATACTAATAGAAACGAGAAAATTAATGACGAAGAATTTACTACATACAGTTATGATTAAACCAGAAGAAAAGCCAGTCCATCCTATGGACATAGCAGGACTTGAAGCAAAGATTAAAGAAGGATACACGATAACTCGTGTTGATAAGCATACAACCAAGAAGACATTTGCACCTTCCACCATTGCTTACGGCCATGGCGAGTGTGCAAGATATTGGTACCTTGCATTTGATGGTCAGGTGTTTGAAGATAATGCTGATGCGTATGCTTCTGCAAACATGACAGCAGGAACATTATCACACGCAAGAATTCAAAATGCAATGATGAATGCTGGAATAGTTAAGGTTTATCGTGATGATGACAATGAGCCAACAACAGAGTTCAAGATTAGACATGATGACCCACCTATCTTTGGGTATGGCGATGTGATGTTTGATTGGCAAGGCCAAGAACTCATTGGTGAAATTAAAACAATGATGAATGAAGGATTTGAATATAGAAAGGCATCTGGCAAAGGTAAGACTGGACACCTAATGCAGTTGCTTATTTATATGAAGATCTTAAAGAGACCAACTGGAGTGTTAATCTATGAAAATAAAAATAACCATGAACTCCTTTTGATCCCTGTAGATGTAAACGATCATTACCGTCGGTGGGTAGACCAGGCATTTGATTGGATGAGACTAGTTCGCAAGACATGGGAAGATAGAACCCTGCCAAACAAAAACTATAGATCAAACTCCAAGATATGCAAGTCATGCCCAATTAAAAAGGCATGTGAGTCTGCAGGTCCAGGCGTAGTAAAAATAGCGCCTCTGGAGATTCTCGGTGAACAATTGTAGATGCTGCGATAATCAGTTTGAGCCAACAGTGTCTTATCAGATATACTGTTCATCAAACTGTAGAGATATTGCAACAAAAGAAAAGATTGCAGCAAGGTATTTGCAATCAAAACGGCAAAAAAGAAAAGGGAAGACAAGGCTTTGCAAGTCTTGTTCTCTTCCTCTTTCCATCTATAATGATGAGTTGGTTTGTTCATCTTGTAGCGTTAACCCTGATGCAGTAACAAAAGCAATTAAAGAAATAAAAGGAAAAATAAATGGTAAAAAATAAATGGGGTTTAGAAATAAAGCCACATACTATATGTGCCATTGATGCTAGTACTAATAGTCTTGCTTTTGCTTTGTTTGCTGGAGAAGATCTTGGGGTAGTAGGAAAGATTAATTTTGAAGGCAATGACACATATGAAAAGGTCATGGATGCTGGTAAAAAGGTAAAAGCATTTTTTGATTACTATGGTGGATTTGAGGCAATAGTAATTGAGCATACTGTATTTATGAATAGTCCTAAAACTGCTGCAGATCTTGCATTAGTTCAGGGCGCTATTCTGGGGGCTGCAGGTCAATCTGGAACAAAAATAATTGGTAAGGTTGCCCCTATAACTTGGCAAAACTATATTGGAAATAAAAAAATATCAAAAGACGAGCAACTGTATATTAGGTCTCAAAACCCAGGGAAGTCCGTATCTTGGTATAAGTCTTATGAAAGAAATCTACGCAAAGAAAGAACAATTAAATTTATTAATACGATATATGATAGAACTATTAGTGATAACGATGTAGCGGATGCTTGTGGCATAGGCCACTGGGCTTTAAAAAACTGGGGCAAAGCAATAGGAGTTGACAAATAATATCATGACTGGTAAACTATATACAAGTGAAACTTTTATGCGTAAGAGATATCTCATGGATAAAAAAACACCAGAAGAAATTGCAAAGGAATGTGGATGTTCTTTAGAGACTGTCTATGTGTACCTTGCTAAATTTGGACTAAGGAAGTCAAGACGATGAGTAAAACTAAAAAAGCAATGATGATAGCAGCAATTGTTGGTTCTGTTGGAATTAGTTATGCCTTATATACTTTAAAAGGTTTACCAGACACTTTTGATTGGGAGGAAGACGATGAATAATAAACTAACTATTACAGTTGATCAAGTAAATAATCCTACTCACTATACCTCAGATCCTTCTGGTATTGAGTGCATTCAGATTACTCGTCACCGTAACTTCAATATTGGTAATGCATTTAAGTACTTATGGAGAGCGGGTCTTAAAGATGAATCTAAAACCATTCAAGATCTTGAGAAAGCAATTTTCTATATAAAGGATGAAATCAACAGACTAGAGGGAAAATATGTCAACTGAAGATGATCTAGTAAAGCACCTAGACCAGGTGAACTTGGTTGTAGAAGAATACCTAAAGGGAAATGATCCAACCGTAATTTCAAAACAGTTGTCTATACCAAGACAAAAAGTTGTAACCCTTATCAATGAGTGGAAAGTCATGGCATCTGCTAATGATGCTATTCGTGCTCGTGCAAAAGAGGCACTTGCTGCTGCGGATACACACTATAGCAAGTTGGTCTCTCGTACATACGAAGTTATTGATGAAGCATCTATGACTAACAACCTTAGCGCAAAGACTGCTGCTATCAAACTTGTTATGGATATTGAATCTAAAAGAATTGATATGCTTCAAAAGGCTGGCCTGCTTGAGAACAAAGAACTTGCAGAAGAAATGGTAGAGATTGAGCGTAGACAAGAAGTCCTTGTTAGCATCCTAAAGGATATTGCATCTGAATATCCGCAGGTTCGTGATGAAATTATGAGAAGACTTTCTTCATTTGCAAAAGATAATGAGGTGATTACAGTTGTCCACGATGTTCAATGAGTTTCTTGAAGCACTTCAGGACGACCATTTTGAAGAGATCCCAGTAGATGCAAAGACTTTTATCGAAGATGAAAGATACCTAGGACAGCCTGGCTTATCTGATATTCAGTATGATATCGTTGAAGCAATGAGTCAGATATATCGCAAAGAAGATCTGATTAATATCATGGGAGAAGAAGAGGGTATAAGGTATTATGAAAAGTATACAAAGAATGAAATCATCCTGCAACTTGGCAAGGGATCTGGAAAAGACTTTACATCAACAGTAGCATGCTCATATATCGTATATAAACTTCTATGTCTAAAAGACCCAGCAAAATATTTTGGTAAGCCCTCTGGAGATGCTATTGACCTTATTAACGTTGCTATTAACGCTCAGCAGGCTAAGAATGTTTTCTTTAAAGGTTTTAAAACAAAGATCGAAAAGTCCCCTTGGTTTGCTGGCAAGTTCTATGCAAAAGCAGACTCGATTGAATTTAATAAATCTATTACAGTTTACTCTGGTCACTCAGAAAGAGAATCTCATGAGGGTTTAAACCTTCTTCTTGCAGTACTTGATGAGATTTCTGGTTTTGCATCTGAGGTTGGAACAGGAAATGAACAGGGAAAGACAGCAGATAATATCTATAAGGCTTTCCGTGGATCAGTAGATTCTCGATTCCCAGATCTTGGTAAGGTAGTGCTTCTATCGTTCCCAAGATATCCAGGAGACTTTATTTCTGAAAGATATGATGCAGTTATTGCAGAAAAAGAAGTTGTTGAAAGAACCTATGAATTTACTATTAATCCATTATTGCCAGAAACAGATCCAAACAACAAGTTTGAGATATCCTGGGACGAAGATCATATTATCTCTTATAAATATCCAGGAGTCTTTGCACTAAAAAGACCAACATGGGAAGTTAATCCAACAAGAAAAATTGATGACTTTAAAATTGCTTTTATGACAGACCTTGGTGATGCAATGATGCGCTTTACATGTGTGCCAACTTTTGCTTCTGATGCATTCTTTAAGCAAGCAGACAAGGTAAGATCGTGCATGAGTCTAAGAAACCCCGTAGATACTTTCAAAAGATTTGATGAATCATTTAAGCCAGACCCAACAAAAAAATATTATGTTCACGCTGACCTTGCACAAAAGCATGACAAGTGTGCTGTAGCAATTGCCCATGTAGAAAAATGGGTAAACATTCAAGTTATTAATAACTATGAACAGGTAGCACCAATCGTAGTAGTAGATGCAGTAGCATGGTGGGAGCCAAAGGTTGAAGGGCCTGTGAATCTATCTGAGGTAAAACAATGGATTCAAAATTTAAGAAGAATTGGTTTTGATATAGGGGTTGTTTCATTTGACCGTTGGCAGTCTTTTGATATTCAGAATGAGTTGAAGCAGGTAGGAATGAGAACTGATACTGTTTCTGTTGCTAAAAAACATTACGAGGATATGGCTATGCTTGTATATGAAGAAAGACTTGCCATGCCAGCAATTGATCTTTTATTTGAAGAACTAACACAATTAAAGATCATGAAAAATGATAGAGTTGACCACCCACGCAAAAAGTCAAAGGACTTGGCTGATGCTGTGTGTGGAGCAATATTTGGGGCGATATCTCATACCCCCAAAAATATAAACCAGGAGGTTGAGATTCATACATTTAGGGATAGGCCTAAAGAAGATGAAGACCTGTTTGACAGGGCCTCTGACAACATGATACAATATAAACCTATGCCAGACGATGTAAGAGATTATCTGGATAGATTAAATCTATTATAAAAGAAAAGGAATAAATTAAATGAACTCATTTAAGAAAATCGCTCTAGCCATGGTTGCAGCCATGACTATCGGCACAATCGTAGCAACACCTGCAAGTGCTGCTGTAATGTCAGTCGCTGTAACTCTTGATGGAACTGCCAACTCAACGGCATCATCAATCGCTACACCTGCTGCATTGCCAGTCCCTGCAGACAACTCAGTTGACGCTGCTGACGCACTTAAGTTCGTCGCAACAGTTGACACAGGAACATCAGTTTCTGTCGTAGCAACAAACGCAACAATCGTGTCTGCACTACACACATCTGCTGCACCAGTAGGAGCATCATCAGGATCATCATCTTTGACAATTGCAACTGGTACAGGAACAACCGCAACATTCTATGTCTACACAAAGACAACAGCAATTGGTACAGTTGTAGTCACCAACGGTGGAACACAACTTACATACTACGTACAGGGTACTGCTGGCAAGATTAATAACCTTGCTGTCTCAGCACCTGCAAACGGCGCTGCTGGAACAAAGCAGGAAATTACAGTTACTGCAACAGACGTATTTGGAAACAAGGTTTCTGGTAAGTCAATCACAGCAACAGTATTTGCTTCAACAGCAACACTTGATACAGCAACAGCAACAACTGGTGCTACACTTTCAGACTTTGGAGTTGCAAAGTTTTCTGCAACACTTCCAACAACTGGAACACGCTCACTAATCACATTTGCACCAACAAACTCAGGAGATGCAACATCTGCTGATGTAACTGGTCTTGCTGCTCGTACTCTTGCACCATTCGCAGAGATCGCAGTTCGTGATCTAGTATCAGAACTTGCTGCTGAGAAGTCAGCAAAGGATGCAGCACTTGCTGCAAAGGCTGTAGCGGAGGCTGCTCTAGCAACTGCTAATGCAAAGTCTGCTGCAGATCTCGCTGCTGAGAAGGCTGCTTCTGCAAAGGCTCTTGCTGATGCTAAGGCTGCTTCAGATGCAGTTGTCCTTGCTAAGGATGCAACAATTGCTAAGTTGACTGCAGATAACGCTGCAGCACTTGCAACAATTAAGGCATCATTCAATGCACTCGCTAAGAAGTGGAATGCAAAGAATCCAAAGGCTAAGGTTGCTTTGCTTAAGTAATTAGTCCAACACTAAAGGGGTTGCTAATAATGGTGGCCCCTTTTTTGTGCAATAAAATGGTATAATCATCCTATCAGACATCCAGTCTGCGAGGGGGAAGGCGAATAAAGAGATTATTACGTATAGCAACAGCCACCTTCTTGGCTTTTGGATGGCTTGCAATAGCCCCCACAGATGCTCATTCTGATGACCCTATAACAATAGGTGCACAAAGGATAGAAGCCCTGAATCAGAAGGTTTCAGACCTTACTGATAGTGCCGAGTTGGTTTCACTTATTGATGTCGCTCAGGACAAATACGACGCTGCCGTGGTTGCCAGGGATAATAAAACATCTGCGGAACAGGCCTATACTCAAGCAGTGGAATCAGAGGCTTCAGCCCTATCAACACTTAATGCAAAAATATCAAATCTAACTTCAGCCCAGTCAGCAGTTGATGGTCAAACTGCAGTAGTAGCAACAGCCCTTACAAATAAAAATAATGCACAGGAATCTTTGAGCCTTGCCAACATAAATCTTCAAACAGCCCAATCAAACATGCAGTCTTCTGGTGGATCAGGACTTCAATATACAGTGTATAACCTAGCAAGGGTTTGGCCAAGCATAGCAGTTCCAGATTCTGTGATTTGTTCTGGCACATGGAATTCAAATTCTATGCAACTTCCAGTTTGTGGCAATAGATATGAAAATATAGTAGTTAAATTTACTGGCCAGATAACAGTTCCAAATCATTGGACATCTACATATTTTGCAGGGTATACAGACGATGGCTTTAAAATGTATATTGATGGACAACTTGCTATTAGTAATTGGCAAGAGCAAGGGGTTAGGTGGAGTCAGTACTCTCCTGTTTATGATGTAACAGAAGACAAGACATTTGATGTAGAAATTTGGTGGTATAACGGTGGAGGTCCTGGATCTTATCATCTTGGTTGGGCTATTCCTGGAGGTTGGACTGGAGCAGGCTGCGACTATACTGGTGGCTGGGGAGTAGGGTTTAGTTGTAATCTGGGAACATTTTCTTCTGGATCAGGTCCAACACAGTCACAAATAAATGCGTACAACAATGCCCTTGCTGAAAAAAATGCAGCACAAGATGTTTATAACGATAAGTTATCTGTCTATAATCAGGAAGTTTCAACCCTCAATAATCTACAAGATGATTTAGAACAAGCGCAAGATGAAAAAGATGATGCACAAACTGCATATGAAACTGCACAAACAAATACTGATTCAGCATTAATAGCAAAAGATAATGCTATTGAAGTTTATAACAATGCCATTAGTGATATGAATGATGCGATTACTGCTGCGGAAGAAGAGTACATTGCTCAATGGGATTTTGAAGAGAAGCAGAGAATCGCTGCTGCTATTGCTACTGCACTTGCCAATCAGCCACAGCCAACTCCAGAACCATCTATTGCTCCAACACCAGCACCATCGCCAGAGCCAACAGCAGAGGCTCCCCCAACTCCTGAGCCCAGCCCAGAGCCAACAGCAGAGGCTCCACCAAGCCCAGAGCCTACACCAGAACCTACAGTTGAGCCAGAACCAAGCCCAGAGCCAGAACCAAGCCCTGCTCCAAGCCCAGAGCCAACAGTTGATCCTTCTCCAGAGACATCGCCAGAGCCTATAGTAGAGCCAACAACTAACCCTGAAGTAAAGGATAAGGTTCTTGCAGCACTTATACCTGAAAAAGGAACTGGAACATCAGAAGATTTGTCTGGTGTTATTGCTAATTTAACAAGCAAAGATAACAAGTTAGTTAAACTTTCTCCAGAGCAAGTTGCAGCAGTTAGCCAAACACTAAAGGCTTTGACTAAAGAAGCCCAGGCAGAAGTTGCTGGGGACCTTGGTATTTCTGCAGGAGAAGTTGCAAAAATTGCAGACCAAATGAAATCTAATCCAGCACTTGCATCAGCATTTGTTGAGTTCTCAGAAAGAGCAGGGGAGGCAGGAGATACCCCAATGCCATTTACATTAGCGGATGCAGTAACAGAAGTACAAACAGAAGCATTTTTAGCAGATCCACTTGGAGCATTATTTGATGTGGACCCACTAGAACTCCTATCCAATTTCTCTGAGTTGGGTATGGATATGACAGACGATCAGAGAGAAAAAGCCCAAGAAGTCATTATTCCAGTAATCATTGTTTCACAGGTTGCAAATGTAAT